CGAAGAAGATCAGGGAAGGCTCCATATCAATCAGGAACTGTAGATCAGTAATGATATGGTAGTCTTCAGCGTTGATGTTGGAAGCTGCTTCAATATCCAGATCGTTATCTACGACCCTAGCAAACGTGTTGCAGTCCGCCTTGAATACCGAGTAGTGCTGCGGGTACATAGCCACATAGCCTGGGTGTAGCATAGGGATGACTACTGCATCGTGCTCGACGCTGTATTCCGCCTGCCCTCGCACTTTGGTAATTTTCACGGCCCGGCCATGTACTTGTTTGCTGGGTTCGGCACCGAGAGGAATGATAACGTCTGGCCTGTGTTCCTTTATGGTATCCAACAGGTGTGCCCTGCACTGTTTTTGAATAAGTGCTTTTGTCTTACTTGGTAGAGTGTCTGGGTCGAAGACGCACCGTATCTGCGGTACGAAAAGGAAATCGTCCTTGTCGAAACCTAGCGAGGCCAATTCACGAGAGAGTACCTTGGACGCGTTGTTACTCAGCAACCTCCCGCGCTGCGCGTTATACGCTGCCGGTGCTTCTGTGACTACCATATACCCTGGGTCGTCACCGCTGGTTCTAGTATCTACCGGTTCCTGGTCCTGTAAGTGACATCCTTCGCACTTCGACCTATCTATCACCCCTTCCTCCCCTGTGCATTCCTGCGTTTGTTCATGCGCTCCACGGCTGCGTCAAGCAGGCCGCGCTGTTGGTCGATGTAGTCTTCCAATTCCTCAATTTCACGAACGAGAGTTACCACGGTATTTACCACCGCATGCCGCCTGTGCTCTCGCACATACCACACCTCTTCTAGTGTCAATAGGTGCGTGTTAAACCTGCCCTCTGTATTTTCTGTAGTCACCGGTACCTCCTACGTTTGCAATCGATTTCAACCCATCCAGTCTAGGTTCTCAGCTACCGCCTCAATAGCAGTATGCGTTGAAGTAGTGTGCGCTGCTGTTAATTCCGCCTGCCCGAAATCCATAGGGCTGAAAGTAAAGTTGGTATGGACAGTGCCTTCCTCCCCTTCGCGGCCCTTAATGATAGTTAGCTGTCTCTGGGTCTTTTCCTTGGTGGCAACGCCTTCATTTACCGATATTACTATAGAAGAGTGCGTCCCGATAGCGTCACTGTAGGCCACTGTCTCAAGGGATGCTGCCTTACCTTTTGTGCCTGCCGCCCGGTTAAGGTGTGTCGTGCCGAGGATAGGAATACTGTGGTCGATAGTGAGCTGGTTCATTCCGTCGAACAAGGAGGACACACGCTGGTTCTGTTGGACTGCGCGGTTGTCGTCGGTATTCATAAGATGAACACCATCAACGAGAACAATATCAGGACGGTACTCTTGGATCAGCATACCTACGTCACTAGGTCGTTTTCTCTTCCCGCCAGAGTAGAGGTGCATGCGGTCGGTGCCGGCCAAATTCTCCACGCAATCCATGAACCGGTCACGTGCATAGTTGGATAGTTGGCCTCGTGTGATGAACCTTGGATTGATGCCAGAGTGCATGGCCAAAAGGCGACGGGTAATCTGTGGGACCGTCATCTCCATCGTGACGATCAACACACTACTGCCACTATTCCAAGCGGCCAAGGCATTAGCAAGCAAAATCCAGGTTTTTCCTTGAGCCGGCCTAGCCACAAGAGTTATCAGATCGCCGGCTTGCCAACCGCCGGTAAGCTGATCCAGACGTGGTAACCCTGTTGATACTCCGGATAGGCCAGGGTTGGCGTGGGCGTGCTCATACTGCTCCACTACCTGTGCTGCCGCCTCGGCAATGTTTCTGATGTCGTTTGAGGTGGTGGTCAGCTTGTTAGTGCGGCGCAGGCTTTCAACAATCTCCCGCGCAGCTTCCATGTTGTAGTCGCGTAGGGCACCCTTCAGCCTCTGGAAGTCCGTCTTAATGAACTCGTAGCAATAACGATCCTCTACGCGTTGCAGGTAATAGCTGATGTTCTCCTCTGCCTCGGGTATAGTTACGCCCTTCTCGGCCTCTAGCGTCTCTATGGTAGGTATGCTTCCATAGCGGCGATAATGCCGCTGCATATACTGAAATACCGCCACCTCCTCGTCAATGAAGTATTCCGCCTTCAGCTCGCGAAGTATATTGACACTGCCGTTATCTACTACCGCCCCTAGTAGCTTCAACCCGTCACTCATTTAGTTGCCACCTCCCCAATCTCAAAGTGTTTCCCTTTTTGCACTACCCATGAGGATAGCGGGTGAGTCCACCATCCGGTAATTGCTGCCGGTGGTGTCTCTCCTTGCAGTATGTAGTGAGCCCCCTTAGCGACTCGCTGGCGCATCCACGAATACATACGCTGTCTCTGCTGCGGTGTGAAGAACTGTTCCGCTGACGCGCCAAACTGGTAGAAGCCGCGAATACATATCACGTCTGCATCCACCATCGCATTGTAGGCCTGCTTGGCCTCTTCCTCGTCAGAGAACAACGCCGCATGGACATCGACTAGGTAAAGACTGTGCGCAGATACCTGCCCTAGAAGCAGCTCTTTGCACACCAAGTCTAGTACCAGCTCGGCATTGAATGCATTGTTGGGCTTCTTTGGGTAGATGTATGTAAGGGGGTGGTTCAGGATACCTTGGGTAAGGTACTCGCGGATGTCTGGGTACCCAGCGATAGGAAGGGTGGTTGCCATTGCTTCAGGCCCAACGCCGTGGTGTCTCATCAAGTCGGTGTGGTTACTCATCGTTTTTCCATTCAGGTAGGTCATCGTCGTCGTCGAAATCCGTATCCAGCTCCGGATTCTTGATTCGCTTCTGTGGTACTGCCCTGCTTGATTCCACTTTTGTGGATAGGGACCGCCGCAAGTCGGCTATGTCTTTTCGGTGCGCCTCTTTGATATTGTGTACGTACGCAGCAAGTATCTTGTTCTCCGCTTGAAGCGCAGCTAGCTCGGCGGCGGTAGCATCATCAACCGAGGCTCGGCTACTATGCGTGCCTACCTTGAGCCCGTTCTGTTGCTGATACATCTGGATAAGTTGGTCAAGCTTTAAGACGACTCTCTCAAGGCACGGCTGACTACCAAGGAAAGCAGTAGCCTCATTACGTGAGGTGTCACCGTCTTTTCTGCGGCGCTGCGCGTCGTACTGCGCGTTGCTCTCGATAGCCCCCCAGCTTTCAAGGCACCAAGTAAAGAAGGAGGACCACGTAAAAGTAAGGGTGTGCTTTTTCATCGCGCTGCGGAGCCTACCAAACAACGCACCGCCAATACCGGTTACAGAAGTCGTACCATGAACATCGATCATGGCTTGTTTCCACGTAGCGTTAAGCTCAGCCATCGTAACGGTAGCAGTAGCGGGTTTATCGGTGATACGTTGCTGTCGCCTTTCCGCGCTGGACACCGTTGCCGTATCGATAGCTTTTCGTATAGCGGCGTTGCAATCGATTTCATTTGTTGTAGGAACGGCAGGACGCGGTGTTCTTCTTACGCGTTTTGGTGTTGCTAAAATCGACTCGTTCTGCTGCGCCGAAGGCGTCTGCAGTAGTTTATTTAATTCAGGTTTACCTTTATTTAGTTCACGTGTGCCTTTTGGCACAAATGGAACCGATTCACCCGAATGCCTTTTGGAACAATCTAATCTGCCGGTTTTGGCCAGCAAAATGGCACCAAAATCAATAACCTCGGCGGTACTATCAATCTGTTTTCTTGCAGTAGCCTTGCGGGGCTGGCGTAGGGCGGACATAGAGTCTCCAGAAGGTCGTAGATTCAAAGTGAAATCGATTGCAATTTCGTAGATTGTGCCTAGTTTTTTGCCACCTTGATTAACCGGATGCACCTTTAGGATGCCTCTCGATTCTAGGTGCGCTACATTCAGGTACCAGTCCCTGTTGTTACCGCCCCACCGTTTTGTGACACACTCGACCGTTCCGTCTTTCTGTTCCTGAAAAACCCCATTCTGGAATTGTGTTGCCAGTACCCTTTCGGCTACTTTGCCATACCCCAGCGTGCGGGCGGCTACGAAGGTCAGTACCTTGACCTCCTGTTTCGATAGTATGACTCCTCCAGGACCGTTCATCCATCGAGTTAGTTTGTCATACTTAGCTGCCGTCATCCGGTTGTATGTAAGCTTCTCCTGCATATTATGAGGTAGCGCGTTCATATAGTCCCTATACGTTCCTCGCACATTGACAACGCGGGTAATGCTGCGGTGGTTTTTCCGCAGCGTACTTGCTGGTGCCTCATTCATTGGTGCCCCTTGTTTAGCCTGCGGTCGCTTCCTTTACGATGCGCGTGATACTGTCCGCGAACACCGGGTCCCATGGGAAGCAGTCCGTGTCTTCCGCCGCCAGTATTATCTGGTCACCGGTCTTCATCGCTTGTTCATAGGAATCGAATGTCCCCAGGCAAGGAGGTGCATCAGTGATCCAATACGCTGGGGCATACAGGGGTACCTCGGGGTACCGCATAGAGAGATTTTCGTGGACAAAGAACAGGCGCCATTGCCTTCCTACGGGCGTGTATTCCACGGTGAATAATCCCTTTCCTTCGGGGGTATTCCTGCCTATACGCAACTGCCGCGCGCACTCCGCGTAGACGGCCCCTGGTACTTTGACGCCGATAGGATTGACGCCCAATACTCGGCAGAGATTTACCCAGGTGACTTCCACTTGGCGCGCAAGCTCGTAGGTAGGTAGGCCGCGCAGTGGGCCGCAGGTCCATTCCTTCAACTTCTTGCCGTTCTTGCTGGGGTAGAGATAGATGATGTCCCACGTATCACCGTTGTTGGTGGATACGATATTTGTTTGGCGATAGACTTTCATATCGCCTAGAAACTGCAGTGGGAAAGCATCGGAGTGCAGAGCATGTACCTTACCGTCCGCAGTGATTTCAATTACGTGTTCGCCCATACCGTATCTCCTTGATCAGAATGTCTGCTTGATTTTGGTGCCGCCGCCTGCCGGCGAGAAAAATTCTGGTTTCTTCTTCTTCGCTGCCGGCTTGCCGCCCAGAACCACCTCGATCTGCTCGGTAGCTTTGGCACACCCCTTGCCTTTGAAACCGATTGCATCGATCTGCACGCTGCCTGCTGCCGAGATATCGATAATTACTTGTTTTGTCATGGTTGAACCTCCGTAGTGATTGGTGTCAGCATGCGCTGTATTACCGGTGAAATTACTTCCCACTCGGCGTGGGTAAGCACCGTGCTTACTTTCCCCATGCCTTGAAGATTGATAGAAAAAACGTAGTCACGAGTTACCCGAATAACGCACGGCGGGGTATCCTGGCCGAGAATGATACAGTGGCTGAGACCACTCATGCTGCGATACCACCTAGCACCAAGCGAACGGAACCATCCGCGCCGGGAATACGACGCACCGTCATACCTTGTGAAACGGCCTTGCGAGTTACCGCATGAACCGCATAGCGATTGAACAGCTTGCCGAGCTGGGCTTGCTCTTGTCCTTCATTGCCTGTCGCGTTAGCGCCGAGATAATGACCGATACGGTTCGCGAACAAGTCGCAGCGGGCGACGTAGCCCTTGCGTTCCTTGTCCTTGTACAGCCCGATGTCGTAGGCGCAGTCCGGAAGGTTGATGACGTAATCGGCGGGGCCGAGACCAGCTTGGTTCGGGTAGTACGCACGCGGGGTGCCGTTCTTGGTGAGTGAGCACTTGACCCCTTCTTTGCCCAAATCGGACAAGGCCAACTGCAGGGCGTGAAGGTCAGTGAAAACGATTGCATCGACAGAACTGGTGTGTGACATGGCATTACCTCCGTTGGTGGAAAATTGCAAGAGCTAATTTGAGCTTCCTATTATACCCCCCTAAAACTTTTGTGTCAAATGCACTACCTCCTTAACCGGATACGTCGAGTTAGGCGCGGCGCGGTGAATAACACCGTCTCCCCCTGTGAATTCACAAGCCTCTCTACCACCGGTTTTGCTACGCCCTGGCTGGCTTCGGTAATAGTAAAGCATTCACCAATCTCGTCTTCCTGGCAAAATGCGGTGACATAGTTCCTGCTGGGGGTGATATCGTACTCGGCCAGCTCCTCAATGGTAAGGAGGTCGGCGCGGCCACTGAACGCGGTGCAGTTATTTGCTTGCAGGGTAGAGCCAATGCTGGCTGGCATGTGCGCCGTTATGATGATCAGCGGGGCATCTCCACGAATACGGAGAAAAATGGAACCGTCGCGGATGGCCACACCATTACTACGTACCTGCAACTGCGCGCACAGGATAGTCCCTTCGGGGGCGTTGATCGTATCCTGGTAGAGCCAGCCGTCAAACTGTGGCTTATCGCTCGCAGGAATACGCTGCGTCTGGCCTACCTTTGTAAGTGCCTTGCTGGCCAGTACCCGGTCAAACACCGGCTCGACCTTGAAAGCAGAAAGCGACGCCGAATTGGTGGCAAAGGTTACCTTACCAAACCCAACACTGACTACCTGCATTGTCATGATTAGTCCCCTTTCCTGGGAGTACGCGACATTACCCGCCGTACGTTTGAAGCCGCAGTTTGTGTAGGGGCTTCGATACGCCCTGCAGGTGTCGCATTGGCCTTAGCCCATGCATTCATTGCCTCAATCTGCGGCGCAAACGCCTTTGAAAGAGGAACCATTGCGTCCAGCGCTACCGAGATATGCCGGCATTCGACTTCGACATCCTCGTTGAAGGCAGCAATCAACGCGTCCTTGACGGCTGACTCGATTTCCGCAGGGACATAGCCCTCGGACATATTGATGATGCCTGCAATCTCCTGCGCCGGGAAGTCTTTGATGTCGCGATCACGTAGAGCCAAGTGGATACGAAGAACCTCTCGGCGCTCACGAGCGGTCGGTAGTGCGGTAGAGAAGATCGCATCAAAACGCCCACGGCGAAGCATCTCTGGCGGTAGTCCGGTGACGTTGTTGGCGGTAACGATGTTGAAGACCGGTGCCTTGCAGTCATTGAGCCATGTGAGGTAGGAACCGAGCACCCTGCTACTGGTCCCGCTATCTCCGCTACCGCCCGCACCGCCAAGACCCTTGTCGATTTCATCAGCGAAGAGTACCACGGGTGCCATAAGTTCCACCATTTTTAGGGCTTTTCTCATACGGCGCTCAGACTCACCTATTAGGGAGTTGAACACCCTGCCAAAATCCAACCGGACAAGAGGTACGCCCAGCTCTGCCGCGATAGCTTTGGCTACCAAGCTCTTACCCGTCCCAGGGATACCGCACAAGACCAACCCTTTCGGCGGTTCGATACCGTACTCTCGCGCCTCGTCCGAGTAGCAGCCTTTGCGCTGGGATACCCAATCCTTGAGGTTTTCGAGACCACCAACATTGTCGATGTCCGCTGAAGGGTACAGTTCAAGGATATCGTTGGAGTTCACGATGTCCGTCTTGCCGATGGAAACGCCCTGGATAATGTCTTCGGTTTCGACAGAGGTGCGACCGTCGCGGGCCGACTTGACAATCGACAGCGAGGCGTACATCTCGAACAGTGCCTTGGACATGCCAGACCCGACATAGCAAATGCGGTCAAGGTCTTCCTCAGTGACCGCGCTACCATCCTCGAAATCCGGTGTGACGCCTTCGATGATGGATACCAGTGCCGTGCGGAGTTCCGACAGGCCCGGCGGGGAGAAGGTTAGTGACAAGATATTGGATTCCACCTCGGCGGGGAGCGGGACATCTGGCGTGATCAAGACGACCACGACATTGACCGACGGCAGAATGTGGCTATACGTAAGTAGGAGCTGGGTAAGAACGGGGTTACCGTCGAAGAAGATATGCGGGTTCAGGAAGACGAAGTAATGTACGCCCTCTTCCGGAGAGCTGCGCAGTAGTTCGAGAGGGGCCATAAGGGACGAGCTGATATCGACATTGCCGTCACCCTCCGAAAGTACGTCTGTCGAATTGTCCGTATTGAACGAACGGAAACCATTGACCGTATCCCATTCCCGAACGGTACCCCCATCGAGCAGCGCCTGCTTTCGGACGGCAAGGGCTGCGCGTAGTACCTCATTGGTCCGAACGTGTATGACGCCCGCGCCCGAGTCTACATAAGTAGAAAAATCAACACTGAAGGCCTCTTCCGAGTGCCTTTGCGCATCGCTACTGGTAATGTCCATATACGCTTACCCCTTTCAAAAATTGCATTCTACGCCTCAAGTTCGTGGGTCTCAAGTACCACGGAGCATTTGCAAGCGATTTCAATTTGCTTGCCGCAAAAGAAATGGCCCGACGAGAAATCCCGAAGGGCCATTTTGCTACATCAGAAGAGGCATAGCAACCCTCACCATAGGAAAGGGAGGGTATCACATGTTAGGCCCGGTGGCGGTAACTAAACCACGTATTGTACGGGCCTTACTACCCCTTTAGGTCTGTGACTCTTCAGCCAACAGCGGTGATGCTTCGAGCTGCGGGGACTGTGCAAACTTGTTCGCCATGTTGGCACGAACGCGTTCCAGAATCTCCTGCCGCGTAAGCAACTCGCCGATGGACTCACGAACAACTTTGACGTAGTTGTACGTGAAGGCGCCATGGTATCCTACACCACTGAAGTACGCATCGGCGCTGGTTTCGAAGTCACGACAGCCGGTCCAGAGAACTTGGTTGTCGGGAGACTCCGCCACCAACGAACGGGAGGCAGCGTCGATCACGATATTGGCGATCTTGCCGAGGTCCGTCAGGGTCAAGCCCAGAGGCAGAATGAAACGCGGAGTGGCAGCGAACTCGCCAAACTCCGCACCGCGCAGGCCGGTGCCGCTGTGGCAGGTATCGAGGAACACTTCGAGGGTAACGTGCTCCGGGGCCTGCGAGAACAGTGCATTGAGTTCGTCATCGACGATGATCGTATTCGGGTCCCACGTACTGCCGGCCATACGAAGGTCGTATGGGACGAAGGCTTCATCACGCCCATCAGCTTCGTCGCCGTCGCGGTCGCGCACCTGGGTACCATGCGAGGAGAAGCTGAAAACGATATGATCGAGTTCGCCGACTTTGGCCCTACGGACCAGTTCCTGTAAATGAATCATGATGCCCATCTTGGTCGCCGACTGATCGGTGAGGATAGTCAGTTCTTCTTTCGGAAACTGATACACGTCCTCATACAGCGCCCTCATCTCCGTAGCATCGTTGATACATCCGCGAAGACGATACCGGCGAAAGTTCGCGAAATTGTTGATACCGACGAATAGGCCTGCTTTCCTTGCGGTAGTCATAAGGTACTCCTTGGTGGTTATTCCGCAGGGTGTATGGTAATAGGCTGTAGCGCTGCGGCATCTCCAGCCTGTTCGGTGCAATAACCCCCCTCCAGTATCTCATTTATCTCTGGTGGGAATTTCTTGCCTGCTGCTTTGGCCTTGGCGAATGGGCAAGTATGTGCCCCGAAAATCTGCCTAGCCTCATCACGCACAAGACGTAACTGTAACGCATGTACACTCTGCTCTAGTTGTAGTATTCGACCGTCACGCAAGTTGATGGCAGCCTCCTTCTCGGTTAACACTTCTAAGAAGGAGGCACGCTCCTGTGTAGCCTTTTCCAACATCACGCTAAGTTCCGCGTTCTTTGCATCAAGGCGAGCAGTAAGGTCCACTACCTTATTGGCGTCGTTTGTATGCAAGGCTACCTGCAACTCAAGAGCACTCAGTCTTGCTAAGAGTGCCTCTCGATCACTGTACGCCTTGTCCGCAATCTTGCGGTACTCATCTACCTGCTTGATCAGTTGCGTGTAGAGAGTGCTGCCCGCCGACGACATGGCTGTATCAAGCTGGTTCTCGTTGCGGTCTTTTGTACGTTTGTTTATAAACATCATAAAAGGGTACGTACCTACACCAATCAAGATCAGAACGAAAGCTACCCACTTTGCGGCGTCCACTGTTGGGTCGCCGGAAGGGATGCTATTCGCTATGGCTATCGCTGCTTCTGCTGGGGATGGCATTATCGCGTCCTTTTATTCCTGTTGATACGTACGGACAGGGTGCTTCACAGATACACCGGCAACAAACACGGCGGTCTGTGGTTTGCCGTACAAAATTCCACCAAGAGGCTATGGTTAGCCAAAACTCCCCAGCAATTGCTACGGGCGGCGGATACTCCATCAACTGCGACCACAAACCTATCGTTTCATGTGGCCAAAAAGCAGCCAAAATCGCGAGAGTTGATGCAGTCCACAAAAGGCAATTCAACAAGGCATCAAATACCAATGTGTATTTATTGCGAATATTGAAGGTTACAGAGAAAAGACATACTACCCCACTCAGCGCGAATAGTACAGCCCAGGAGTTCTCCTCCATAATCGCATACATTACATCATACGCCTGCCTACCCGTAACGAAAATCTTGGTGTCGGCGTAAAGGCAAAACGCCCAGGTCAGGCTGCTAATCCCGATCAAGAGACGCGTGAGGTGCATAGATTGTATAAACAAAATGTGGTAGAGATGCTTTTTTGCCTCGGCATATCGTAGATGTAGCCACACCAGTGATACTTTTGAATATACAATCGTCTTGCCAGGAATTCGTGGCATTAAGTGCTCCTTTGCAATTGATTTCAATCCTACAACGATATGCGGTGATCAATCCATCCATAAACGAACCGTTCGTTCTTCGCACGACTCTTCGACAATTGAAGATACTTGGCCCCCTGTAGGCAGTTCAACGCTTTTAGCAGAACGTCGAAGCCGTGCGCTCCTCTGTGGTTGGCATACTTCTCCAGGCAAGCCATGGTGGTTGGCCCGATATCACCGTCTTCCTTCATGTCTGGGTACAGCTTGCCTTCATTGTTGAAAGCGTTCAGTGCTTGTTGAAGGAAAAGAGAGGCTGTACCGACGCCCATGTTGACCCCGGTGTCAAACAGCTCGATAGCCAAGTCTTCGGAGAAAGGTTCGATCCAGACAAAACCAGGAGCAATCCAATAAACATGTTTGTATATGCGCCTAGCTTCTGACTCAGGCATAGCTCGCATAGGGTCGGTGTAGCCATTCGCACGCGCAACCGCAACAGTAATGCCGAAATTGGTTTCCCCGCCGCGATCCGCAGGATCATTGACGTACCCACCCTCAACCACAAGGAGGGCGTCAATAATACTTCCGACGCTACGGGCAGGCTGTAACTCTAACATGCGGAGAGAAGTTTGTGCAGAAATCATAACAGTTACTTTATTGAATACCAGATACGAGGTCTCGTACCTTGGCGTTATAAACTGGAGACCCACTATCGTCGAAGGCCATCCAATAGACAGGCCCGGAATACCCGAGCCAGGATACAGAGAAGGTGCCGATAGGTTCGTTAGACCGCCCAGAAGCAAGGAGAGTACCTGTATCTTTGCGATACACACGAATAAGAGCATCGTATGGTGAGGAGGCGACGGTAACATCGCCTTTGAGCCAGTATTCCTCAGAAGAAATAGTGGGAGAACTCTGCCCTATAGCAGAGTGATTACGTACTACGGTAGCTTTCACATCAAGTAGCGCCATATCTAGTCATCCCATGTATCAGAAACTTCGAGGAGCATCCACGGTGTGCCGACCCCGTTAAGAAAGAATACTTCAAATACCTTACCGGCCAACTGCCCGGAACCACGGAACAAGTCTCCAGACGCCCAACCGGCAGGGCGTCTATGTTGCGGTGTCCATACTGCTTTCAGCTCCCCACGAACTACATCGGCCCCGGTGCTGGGGCTATCGTGCCCATGAACAATCAGCGGGCGAGTCATGTTGATACCACCATGCATATCATCTGGGTACTCATCAACATTGTTCGTGGTACCATCACCGGTATCCGTATAGTGACCAAGTGCGGGGTAATTACCTGCGGCTGATGACAAACACCATGCTATACCTATGGGGTCACGAATACGGCACACCATATAGGTTGCGGAACTATCATGATGCCTAAGCATGCGCCAAGGGTACCCGCTATCTGTGTACCCACCAGAGAGTGATGTGTATTGTGGAAAGCCATGAGAACCATAACTGAAATAACCACAATACCCAGCCAAGGCAGCACTTGATGATAAGTTGTACCCACTACTCCCGGCGTGCAGCCCGGCGCAGGAGGCTTGTGGGTATGCGTGGTCGGGGACGTAGTCAAAAGCGTCACCGTGGTAGGACAGTGCCCAATGGGTAGTTGCTGCGGCATCACCCGCCTCCTCTGGACGATTCATCATGATGATTGTGCGCTCGTCTGCGGCGATGACCCAATCACGGGCCGTGGTATCGTTACTACCGGAAATCCACTGACCGACCTTCTGCGGATTGTAGTCCGCGTACGCAGGGTTTGTCAGGGTATCAATACCTGTCATACTATCGACCATCATCAACTGTATGCACTTCTGGTGGTACGTGGCATGACTCTGATCCGCCCGCAGATACATCTGCGACAGGCTTCCACGCGCACCTTGTTTCCACGCTTTCTTGTTGGTGCCTGAATACTCGAGTGACCACCCTGCCCCACACTTACCGTAGCGAGAAACGATGGTGCCTGTAGCCGGTGTGTCTGGTGCGTATCCAGGCCAAATCTCAAACGTGTAGGTATCGGCATCGGGGTGGTGGCTACCTCCCACCAACCGTTGTACTGCATCTGGTCCGCACCAACGATTCGTGATAACTCCCCGACAGTAAAACCATGCCCGGTGCAATCAGCGGTGACTGTGGTACCCGATCTGGTAAGGGTGGTGGTACCTACCGTCTTTTCTCCCCCAGCAAGGATCGTTCCGGTGGCCGGCGTAGTTGGTGTTCCAGTTACTTCGTAGCTGTACGAGTTGGCGTCGATGTAGGAGATACGCACACGGCCATTGTACTCAGGCTCTACCGCCCCGGAAATTGTCACCTCTTGGTAGTCCATGAAACCGTGCGCGGTATGTGAGGCCGTCGCTGTGCTGCCACTACGCGTGATAGTCACAGAGGCTGAAGGGTAGCCGATTTCAAGAACGGTGGTGAGTGCTGTTAGTGCCCCGCCTACCGACCCTGAGAGGGTGGGAGCGCCCCTATCATTGTGGCGATAAACATTGACTTTCACTGGATACTCCTATTGCAATCGATTTCAAACGGTGAAAATGGGGAGGACACTCTCGGCAATAACGCCACCGGTGATTGTAGTGTCGTTGGTGCGAACGGCATCACCAATACGGAACGCCGTGGCCGTGGTATTGCTACATACCTTGATACCTTTCTGCGTGGCCACATGGTACTTGTTACCCTCTACCTTAACAATCTTACCTGAGACCTCAAGTCTCTGTACGAGAATACGGTTCAATGAGTTAATAAGTGCAGAAGCCATTAGATCACCTCGAAGCTAGAAAGCTCTAGCGTGGTAGATACGGCCACCGGGCCGGCAAGGTGGGAGATACTGTTAATCTTTCCACGATAGCGGCCCCCTTGCAGATCATCATGTACCTCCACGATCTGTCCAAGACGAAGGTTCGTACGATAGACACACTCGATGGACACTAGCTTTTCCGGTAAGGCGTGCTGGTCCATCTCCACCCTGCCACGCTCCAGCTTTGACTCAAGCGTGCCTAACAGTGCGTCTGCAATATTGGGGCCAGAGATGTTCCCTGCGTACCGGATGACTACGACGCCGCTCATGTCTTCCTCAGTACGAAGTAGACGATAACTTGATTGACCGTCGTCGGTACCGCACTCAGCCTGTACGCCTTGGCATTCGCGTAGTAATTCACGTGCGCTACGCCGACCCTGTACGGAGGGACTGGCAGGCTTGACACCGGATCGATAGGTCGTGCTGGCAGCTTGAGTTCAAACTGACCATTAACCGACAAAGACCCGGCGCTGGTACCGAGCCAGTAGTACGAGAAATCACTGCTGTACGGGTAGCTCAGCGAGGCTGTATCCTCGTTCGCGAAAACGAAGTTATCTTCAATCTCTTTCACGGTGTCGCCTATCAGAGAAACGATGCCTGCTGACGTGACGATGGTATCCACGACATACCCGGTAGGGATGAACAGGAGCATTGCTGGTTGGTCACCCGGATAGAAGGTGGTCTTACCCGCGTTGTATCCGCTATCCCTGTCGTCAATCTCAAGTACAGCATTGACGTTATCTGCCTCGTCGGCAAATTGAACTACTAGGTGGGCAGTAATTGAAGCCATTGTTATGGTCCTATAACGGTGGTGAATACAAGAGGAATTGTGTCGGGGCACCTTCTACCATACCCACCGGGTAGTCCATGCTTCTCGATTGATAAACCAGCCTTATAACGGTGTTTGGGTTGGCTGCTACGACAGTGATATCTGTAGAATCGGTGTCTATGAGCAGTGCGCCCACATTGTTGGCCTCATACTCAACGGAGGTGACGCTATAGACAGGCTTGGCGGTGGTACCCCGTCCCTCGAAAATCTCGATTACTTCAGTGTATTCTTCAAGCACCAAAGTGGGCGCGTTGATATACGTGGTCGCTCTGCCGGTGTGCTCCAACCATATTCCTGTCCGCCACGGTTTAAGGTGAGCCCGTACCTTCCCGATCACCGCACCATCATACGCAGGAATCCATTCGAGCGAATCGTTAATGCTGTCTTCTATATCAGATACGATGATGCGGTTGTATATCCTATCAGACGGGTAGCTCTCCGAAGCGGTGAAGATGTCTGTCTCATCCGTAAGCGTGTGCTCTGGGAGTACCAGATCAAATTGAGGCACCGGTGTTGGGAAGCGTGACCGTACATACACGCTACCATCCAGGTCGGTTTCTACTGTCGCGCCGATAGCCTGTGCAATGACGGAGACCAAAGCGTACGGGGACACCGACGATGCGGCCAGCCGATACGCAGGGATGGTCCAGTCAAGAGCATTCCATGACAAGCCGGGGATTACCGACTGCGCGGCTACGCTAGCCAATACGGGCGTATCCCAGTACTGGTTAAGGATAGCACTGCGGGGTTCATCATAGATGGCTGATGGGCTGACACCGTATATCACCGCTGCTATGTTTGCAGGCCCGCCACGGGAAAGCTCTTTAGTGTCCATAATGAAGTGAAACACTTCGGCACCAATCGTGATCGTGAAAGGGGTGTCACGAGTGAAAGCCGCATAGTCACCGATGTTGGTCAGGTGGATAGTGCCCTTCCACATGAACTCTCCTTCAGCAATAGACACCTCTGCCTGCTCTATCTGAACAACCGTACCCCCTACCGTAGCATAGGGTCGCCCGGTTACGATCTGTGCTGACTCGTCACGGCTGGTGTAGACGGACAGTACCCTCTTCCGGACCATATCCGTTAGCTTGATACCATACAAACATTCAACGCCTTTGACTGCCGGGCTAGTCAGGTTGTACGGCGATTCGATACTTGATTGTGCGAGCAACTGATAGCCATAAGCCGATGCAATGTACGCTCGCACCGGTACGGCAACAGGCATGGTATAGACGCAAGAGATACCACGAGACACCGTAGAGACTGAAACTATGGTATATAAACTATCATGGTAGGCCGATATTGGCATACCGTACGGGGAGACCACATAGGAAGCCACACGGTCCGTCAGTAGGCTGTCGTAGTAGCAATTAACCTGCCGTGCTACCGGACCCGATACATTGTATAAAGAGGACACCGCCTTGCTGATCTTGAACCTATACGGTGAGTCAACGTAGGATGATACCAGGAGCCTGATAGAGTAGACTGACTCCACCCCGCTGCGGATACGCATGCTAAACGCGTGCCCTGCCGACGCCGATACAACCAGAGCCCCAAAAACATCGAGGGTGACAGAAGGGTAGTGGTACTTACAGAGAACACCCCTGCGAATACGGTACTGCTGCGTGATACCGGCATGTGCCGTTAGATTAAGGGCACCGAATATGTCTAGCGTATCCTCGATTTTGAAGGAAGGGGCATACCCGGTGATAGTCAGCGCGGATGCAGGCACATCCACCGTGGCTGTAGCTTGATACGTAGGTTCATTGGCAACAATAGCCAAGGCACCAAATACGTCTAGTTCCAGTGTGGTGCCGGCCACAAAACGGGCAGGCGCAAAGGCCGTGACAGTCAAACCACCAACAGCATCGATAGTGGTGACGCGGAGGGCCGTGAAAGTGGGCGCGTACGCGGTTATCGTCAGCGCGGCGGCAGCTACTAGATTGCTCTGTCCACCAGGGCCTTCGTCAGTATCGAGATCGACGGAGATAGCCCCACCGCCGGGAGCGGTGTAGGCCGGGATGTCTAGCTCTACCGATATGCTGCCGCCACCGGGTGGAGTGTATGCCATGTCCAGTTACCCTTTGAAATCGATTGCAAAAGCGGCGATTAGCTGATCGTGATGATCCCGCTAGCGTGCCACTGTACCGAATAATCGGTCGCCGTTACCACGATATCTGCCGGCGTGTTATCGATAAGAATGACTTCAATCAAAGGATTGACAACACCATTTCTGGTAACGTTGGCGTACAGCAACAGGTACCGGAAGGTCTTGGTCAAAACCGTCCAGGCCGGGGGGTCTGCCGAGAACGTAGCCACTGCGCCGGAATATGAGACAACCGTCCCGGTAAGTGCTTCCCCGCCCGTGGTGTAGCCGCTGCCGGTTGCCACTTCGTGCGAGGAAACATCGCTGAGGATAGTGTGTGCTGCGCTGACCGAATATGTACTGAGGAGCAGAGCGGCCTTGATAGTATCAGTATCGAGGTCGATGGTCCCATCCGCAATATACTTACGGAGAGAGTTAAAGATAGTAACAGTGCTGGACATGACGAAACTCCTAGAGTGTGTTAAAGGGGGGACACCACGTGAGTATACTTACTACCACGGGGGTTGTACAGAAAAATCATAGTAAACCTACGGCGTGTGCTACGAGGTACTCGGTGGTTTGTTCTTCAGTCACAGAATTTCTGCTCTCCAGTAAAAGGGCTCTCTGTGCCTTAGCTGTGCGTTTAACGTCAGGCCACTTGATATTAGAAAAAACGACTACTGAATTTTCCCGAGTATTACTACCTTTCCCCCTGAATACAGACAGTGGTTTAGGTACGGGCCCGTACACGGTATTTATCGTCTCTTGAGTAGCCGGTACCCATCTGGTAAAAATCAGAGCAGCAAGAGCATAGTCATACCGAAATTCAAGGTAGCCATAGACATCTGCTTTCGTGTCAGTAACGGCCCAATCACCGAATATCCCTTTACCAGAAGGGCCATACAAAACTGCTCTTACCAGCATCCCTGCAGTGAGATGGGAGTCATTCCATGTGTTGAAAGAACTGTCCTGTACTCTACCTTCCTCATAAATCAAGGGCACTTCTGAACGATACTGCAGGACAATGGAGGGGAGTGTAGAGGTGTAGGAACTACCAAAATTAGGGTAGCTGGGGGAGTACCCCGCTATCACATCGCGAGGATCATCAGGGGTTTTGCCATACGCACTAGAGCCATGAATAACTTGCAACCCTTTTACAACAACCCCATTTACTACCCCACTGAAATCTGCGTAGTAGTAAGTACCGGATATGTTGAATTTCTTCAGTAATTGCAAATCCTCCGTGATATACGAAGGCTGTATGGTGAGTGAGTGCGTCCCCGGAGCACCATCCACATAATCTACATAGGTGGTAACTGTCGAACTATCATAATCCGCTATCGCACCGTAATCGTGCAGAGTAGTTACCTCTGTTTTTGTACCTACGATAACTTGAGAAACGACAACAGTATCAACCCCGCCCATACCGTCAGGACGATCAACAGTGTATGAGTACGTGGCCGTCCTTGTAGTAACCGTGGTGCCGGCTACGGGGTTTGTAACCACGTCCGATAGAGCTAAAGTCAAAGGTACATTGCGGTATGTATGGTCAGACCAAGGAGCCGCCATTCGTATGCGATTAGCCCACAATTTAGGTAGAACCGAGGAGGCAGGACTAGCCGCCCGAAAAGCAGCTAGGTATTGATTAGAATCATCGAGAAACCTTGCGTCTCTGCGAGACTGTAGCGCTTCCTGCCACACATACCATTGAGCGTGCGGTGCGGCTTGCTGCAAAATAAGTCCGCTGTCCCCTAACGCACGAGTAGTCCGGATTTGCAGATCAATCTCGTCTCGTATCGCCAACCAATCAGCATGTAACTGAGCGGCACTTGCTTGGTATAGGTATTCATACTGCCTAGCCCTACCCTCAGATGCTGCCTCCTCTGCTGTCTCTAGGTAACGATAGATTGAGAAAACTATATACCGCTCG